ACTGTGGAAGAATTGTGAACGAACACTTGAAAATAGTAGACAGAGTTGCTTATTGACAGCTGTGGCGATTTTACTAAAAAGATTTTAGACAGGTTCTAAGATTATTATCTATAAAATGAATAAACGAAAGGAGTGAGGATAGATGAGTAATATTCGTAGATGTTGTATAGTTTGCGACTATCAAATTAAAACATTTCAATCTCCAGGTGATGTATATCAAGAAGTAACTGCTTGCCCGAAATGTAGCGGTGCTTTTGTAGATATGTTTAAGTTAGGAAAGTACAAACAATTAGATAATGTAAAAGCTAATGAAGAACCATTACTAACGATTACATTAACAGATATAGATTCGACACCAATAGTTCATTACAAAGGTAAACAGATAGATAGAAAGTTATGTGTTGCATTTAATTGGGAATCACAATCGATGGATAAGATTAATCGGACATACATTCATATTGAACATGTACCATCTGATAATAAGCGTTGCAATACTGAAACTATTCAACATAATCAGCCCATTGTGGAAGATCGAGTAGAGTTGTTTCGGTTATGAAAGAGTATAAAACCAAACAACAACGAAAGTTCTATGATAAATATAAACGAGATAAGGAAGCGAAGAAGTTCTATGACAGCATAGCTTGGCGAAGGTGTAGAGAGTTAGCATTGATACGAGACAACTACCGCTGCCAAGAGTGCATGAGGCACGATCCATTGATACCAGTACCTGCTGATATGGTTCATCATATCAAAGAAAGAAATGAATATCCTGAACTTGCATTAACATTAGATAACTTAATTAGTTTATGTCATGCATGTCATAACAAAGAGCATCCTGAAAAGGGTGGAGGAAAAAAGAAAAGCAAAAGAAAAATACAGTTCGTAAAAGTAAAAGCGAACCCCAAATTCATATAGCCCCCTTCTATTATTATTCAGAGCCGTTTCCGCCCAGACCGGATGCCTCCGTCGTACGTAGCGCAAGTGGTGTTTCTAAAGGGGGGTAAACCCTGAAAACAAGGGCTTTTTATTTTTGAGTCAATACTTTTTATCCATAAAATGTAAGTGAGGTGATATCGTGGATAAAGGATTGATAGAGAGGAAACCACCTACTCATTTAAAAAAAGTAGGAAAAGACACTTGGATTCGTATTTGGTCTGTTCTAGAAGTGGAAGGTAAGGCAGATAAAAATGATCCCATTGTAGTTGAAGCGATTGCTTTCAGTTATCAAATGTTTAGGGAGATGGCGGCCAATGTTAAAAAAGAAGGGCTGACAATGGAGTATACAAATAAAGCAGGTGCTACAAATCTTACTAAGCACACTTTGATACCAGAGATACCTAAGTATTTACAGCAGATTCGTCAATACTTAGGAGAGCTAGGGTTGACTGGGGCAAGCAGAAAAAAGCTTCAAGAAGAGTTAACTGGAGATTCTGATGATGATTACGACAACTTCTAAGCCATCTGAAATAGCGAATTGGTATAAAAATTGGCGGAATGAACAGATACAGCATTTTCATATTTTGGTAGATCCATCTCCTGAACTAAGAACAACTTGGTATGCAGAACAAGTTGTGAAAGGAAACATAATAGCTAGTAAGAAAAATATCTTGTCTTGTCAACGTCATCTAAATGATTTGAAGAGACAAGGAACTGAGGAGTTCCCTTGGGTTTTTGAGGAAGAAAAAGCTCATAGACCGATACGATATATCGAAAAGTTTTGTCGCCCATCAAAAGGTGACTATAAAAGGTTAGTTCTTCAACCGTGGCAGCACTTTGTTATAGGTTCTTTGTATGGATGGGTTCATAAAGATACAGGTTACAGGCGCTTTCGTGAGGGCCTTATTTTTATTGGACGTAAAAACGGAAAAACTACAATGATTTCTGGTTTGTCCAATTATGCTGTTGCAAAAGATAACGAGCCAGGTGCTCGTGTTTATGTTTTGGCAAATACAAAACAACAAGCGGGAGAATTATTTGATGAAAGTCGTGCAATGGTTCAAAAATCACCCCTTCTTCGGAAACATTTACGCGAAAATCAGAAAGGGATTTTCCATGATAAAACGCATTCTAAAATTGAACCTCGTGCATCGGATAGTAAGAAACTAGACGGATTAAATACACACCTTGGTATTTTTGATGAAATACATGAATTTAAAAACTTTAAGTTAATCAATGTTATTAAAAAATCACGTGGCGCACGTAAACAGCCCATGATTGTTTACATTACTACGGCAGGATATCAACTTGAAGGACCACTTGTTCAATACTATGAAATTGCAACTGATGTGTTGGAAGGGGTTATCGACCAAGATAGAAAGTTTTATTTCATGGCTGAAATGGATAGCGTGGATGAAATTGAGAATCCTGAACTATGGATTAAAGCAAATCCTAATATGGGAGTTTCACTAGACCTTCCATCGCTTATTGATGATTGGAATACAGACAAACATACAGATGCTGAAAAATACGACTGGATTACAAAACAATTTAACATCTTTGTTGATAATGATGAAATGTCCTTTGTTGGTATTGAGATATTAAAAAGAAATAAAGAAGTTATTGATATAAAGGAATTAGCTGGTAAAGAATGTGTTGCAGGTTATGATTTGTCTTCATCAGAAGATTTTACAAGCGCTTGTCTAGAGTTTCCTTTAGATGATGGAAAGGTTTTTGTGCTATCTCATAGTTGGGTTCCGCAAGCTAAAGTTGACCGTGATAATGAGGACATCGAATATAAAGAGTTTAAAGATAAAGGTTGGTTAACTATTATTCCTGGTGAATATGTGAAATACGAGTATGTTTATGATTGGTTTGTTAAGCAATCCGAAAAGTATTTCATAAAGAAAATCACTTATGATCCGGCAAATGCTTATCGTTTAAATGAAGATTTGAAAGCATATGGATTTGAAACAGAACCAGTTCGGCAGGGGCATTTAACTTTAAGTCCGACATTAAAAGATGTAAAAGAATTGTTATTGGATGGCAAAATAATCAGTAATAAAAACCGTCTTTTCCGTTGGTATATGAACAATGTAAAGCTTGTGGAAGATCGGAATGGAAACTTTTTACCTTCGAAACAGAGTAAATATCGTAAAATTGATGGTTTTGCAGCATTTCTAAATGCTCATACAGAAGTAATCCCGATGTTAACTCAGTTACAAGGTGATGGAAATATTGAATTTGTATCAGTTAGCGATCTTTTTAAATAGAAGGGCGGTGAGAAATTGAAAATGTTAGATCGTGTGAAGGGAGCATTAAAAGGTGCGGCCGCCGGGTGGAAAGGCGCGGGATTTGACTTCTCTTCATGGTTTGGAAGAAAATTTTGGGGTATTGATAATGCAAAATTAGCTACAAACGAGACGATTTTCAGTGTAATTAGTAGATTATCGAATACGGTAGCATCTTTGCCATTAAAGCTTTATAAGGATTATGACACTGTTTTTAATCAAGTGTCTGATGTTGTGATGAATGAACCCAATCCAAACATGACCGGATTTGAATGGATAAATAAAATTGAAGTTTCAAGAAATGAAACTGGAAATGGATATGCAGCTATCGTTCGTGATATTCGATTTCAAGTGGAAGCATTAATCCCTATTGAATCCGCTTATGTAACACCTTTTATAAATAGGGATGATAATAATTTGTGGTATGAGGTACGTGGGATTGAAGGTACGTATTACATCCACAATATGAACATGTTTCATGTCAAACACATCACAGGTATTTCAAGATGGAAAGGTATTTGTCCAATTGATGTTTTGCGAAATACTCTTGAATATGATAAGGCAGTACAAGAATTTAGTTTGTCAGAAATGCAGAAAAAGGATAGTTTTATTTTGGAGTATGGAGCGAACGTGGATAGTGATAAGAGACAAAGGATTATTGATGACTTTAGACGTTTTTACCAAGAAAATGGCGGTATTTTATTTAGAGAACCAGGTGTAAATATAGATGAAATGGAGCGGAAATACTTTGCTTCAGACACGTTAGCATCAGAACGAATTACACGTTCACGAGTTGCTAACGTTTTTAATGTTCCGGTCACATTTTTAAATGACACTGAAGGACAAAGCTATAGCAGTAATGAACAGTTGATGATTCAATTTGTTCAAATGACTCTAACGCCCATTGTTCGTCAGTATGAGCAAGAAATGAATCGTAAGTTGCTAAATAAAAAAGAACGCCAAGAGGGACATTACTTTAAATTCAATCTTGGAGGGCTATTAAGAGGTGATACAGCTTCAAGAACAGCGTATTATCAAGCGGCAATTAGGAGCGGATGGTTATCACAAGATGATGTGCGCCAAAAAGAAGACGAACCACCTGTTGGTGGTAATGCTTCGAAACTTTGGGTAAGCGGTGATTTATATCCAATTGATATGGAGCCAACTCAACGAAAGGGGGTGAAAAACAGTGGCAAAGAACAAACAGAATAAGTTTTTCCAAATGAAAGCATCCGCCAATGGTAAAACGGCTGATGTTTTTATTTATGGAGAAATTACAAAGTATGCATGGGAAGAGTATGGCGAGGTATCGTCTATTACTTTTAAAAATGAACTGGATGAATTAGGTGATGGTATTGAAACGATTAACCTTTACATCAATAGTCCAGGTGGATCTGTCTTTGAAACAATGGCTATTATCGCAATGTTACAGCGACATCCAGCAAAGGTTATTTCCTATATTGATGGCATAGGTGCTTCTTGCGCATCAGTATTACCGATGATTTCAGACAAAATAATTATGTATGCTAATTCAATGTTGATGGTACACAATGCATGGACATATGCATCAGGAAATGCTGATCAGCTACGTAAAGCAGCGGATGACATTGAACGTATTAACCAATCGATGGTGCAACACTATTTAACTCGTGCTGGTGATAAGTTAGATGAAGATATATTAAAACAATTACTAGATGCAGAGACGTGGTTATCGGCTGATGAAGCTATGGAGTATGGACTTTGTGATGAAATTATCTCAGCAAATAATGCCGCAGCATGTCTAGATGAAAAATGGGTGAAGGAATACAAAAATATTCCACAACAATTAGTAAATACACAAGCAAACGTATCGCCAAACGAAATGTTAGAACGACAAAAAATTGCCGAAGAAGCGAAAGCAAACGTGGACTATATAAACACAATTTTAGGAGGAATTCATTAATGAAAAATAAATTTCGATTATCTATTGGTAACTTTCAATACTTCTCAAAAAATACATTGTTTGAACTAAAACAAAATTTATCTACTATTGGTCAACAACTACAAAAAGTAGAGAGTGATCTTTCTCAGAAGGCGATTGATCCATCCACAACTATGGAAAGTCTTAAAGCGTTACAACAATCCAAGCAAGATCTTCAAATGCGTTTTAATGTAATTAAAGAACAACATGACACGATGGAAGCTGAACAAAAAGCACAATTTCAAACTCAAACTGGCTTGCAATCTATTGAAGACCCAAAGCAAAAGGTAGTTGCAGCGAAAGCAGAATTGGTTCGAGCTACAATTCGTGGAGGTACCTTGTCACAAGAAGCACGAGCAGCTCTTGGTGATAAAAATTCAACAGGTGGCGAAAAGATTCTTCCAACTACAATGACAAATGAATTATTGCATGAACCATTTGTCAAAAACCCATTAAGAGACGTATCTACATTTACAAGTGTAACAAACCTTGAAATCCCTAAAGTTACTTTTACATTAGATGATGATGATTTTATTGCTGATACAGCAACAGCAAAAGAATTAAAAGCGGAAGGTGATGTTGTAACCTTCGGACGTAATAAATTTAAGGTGTTTGTACCTATTTCAGAGACTGTTTTAGCAGCAACTGATACAAACTTAGTACAAACTGTAGATCAAGCGTTAGAAAGTGGTTTAGCAGCAAAAGAGAAGAAAGTAGCATTTGCTACAACGCCTAAAACTGGAGAAGAATCTATGTCATTCTATAAAGTTGGCATTAAGTCAGTTAAAGGCGCAACTTTATATAAAGCTATTAAGTCAGCAATTGCAGATTTGCATGAAGATTTCCGCGCAAATGCAACTATTGAAATGCGTTACGCAGATTATTTAGAAATAATTGAAACGCTTGCTAATGGTAGTGCTACTTTATATAACGCTCAACCAGAACAAGTTTTAGGGAAGCCAGTAAAGTTCTGTGATTCAGCAGTGAATCCTATTGTTGGTGATTTCCGATATTCTCACTTCAACTACGATCCGAATATGATTTATGATCGTGACAAGGATGTAAAAACAGGTATTGAACTATTTGTTTTAACAGCTTGGTTTGACCATAAAATCAAACTGAAATCAGCATTCCGTATCGCTGAAGTACAAACTACACCCTAATCCTCCCCAAGGACCAACAGGGTTAAAAGTTGATTCTACAACAGTAACAACGACCAACATTAGTTGGTCTCCTGTTGTGTATGATGGGGGCATTAAAGAGTATCAAATACTTCGCAATGGAAAACAAGTAGGGACATCAGTAACAGCGACCTATAAAGACACAGGTCTAACTGGTGATACAACATATTCTTATCAAGTGAAAGCTGTTGGAAATAACGGATTAAATTCTCCGTTAAGCGTTGAATTATCAACGAAAACCAATGCTTCAGGATCATAGGTGATTATATGTTAGAGCTATTAAAAAGAAAAATGAAAATCGATGGAAATGAAGAGGGTACAGATATTCAACTTCTAATCGATGGAGCGAAAGAATCCTTATTGCAATCTGGTGTTCCTGAAAGTGAAAAGGCACTATATAAAATCGCGGTAATAACGCATGTTTTATTAAACTATGAGAATCAAGATAAATCATTAAATGTCCCAGCATTAAAGCATTCATTAGAAACCACTATATTACAATTAAGGAACTATAATTACGGTGATAATCATGAATCCAAGTAAATTAAATAAACGAATAACAATTCAGCAAGAAATCACAAATAAAAAAGATGAAGAAGGGAATCCAGTTCCGTCAGAATGGAAAGATGTTGTCACTGTTTGGGCAAGGGCAAAAACACCATTCGGAAAGGGATTCAATTATGAAATATTCACTGGAAACACCGAAAATGCGGTTCGCACAGTGAATTTTTTTATGCGATTTCGTAGAGGGATTGATACGAAAATGCGCGTCTTATATAACGGGCGTTTATTTGAAATTAGAGCTGTTATAGATGTTGATGAACAGCATAATGAAATCTATTTAGTGTGCGAGGAGAGATCCATATGGCAGAAGTAATGACCTTTGGGATCCAAGAAGCTATTCAGCGTTTCGAAGCATTGGGAAGAAACGTAAAAACAGTTGAAAATACGGCGTTAAAAAAGGGCGCTGAAGTAGTGAAAGATGCATTAGAGGTAGAAAGTCCAGCTAGTGCATCTCCTAAACCACCTTCACCTAAAGAATCTTGGCGAATAGGGAAGCATGCAAAAGATGAAGTACTTGTTGGTAAAGTGAAGAATCGAAATGGAGTCAAATCTATTAGTGTGGGATGGGAAAAAGATGATAATTCTCCACACTTTTATATGAAATTCCAAAACTGGGGAACCAGTAAAATGCCACATCCACCGCATAAAGGATTCATAGAAAAGACCGTAACCCATACAGAAATAAAGGCAGTTCATGAAATGAGAAATGTCTTTGCAGCGGCGTTGCAAATCGTATGAGATTTTTAGAAAAAGATGTGTTACGTGCTCTTACGACTCCTTTTATTGTGGAAAAGCTAGGTGGAGAATACATTTATAACATGATTCGTGGAGATGACAACGGCAAAACATGGATCACTTATTCTGAATTAGATAATGGTGCTGGAAGATACGCTGAAGGAGCGGAATCTACCAGCACTATTTTATTTCAAGTTGATATTTGGTCTTTTATGCCAGTTAAGGGTGATTTAAAAGAAGCGGTAAATAGTTCTATGAAAAATATAGGTTTTAAGCGTATTACAACAGCAAATTTATACGAATCAGATACGAAAATATATCACTATGGTATGAGATTTCGTACTGACATTAAACTTTAGGAGGAAAATAAATGGCTATTCCAATCGATTTTAGGGATTTACATTATGCAATTTTAACAGAAACACCTGATGGTAAGGCTACCTATGCCACGCCTAAACGAGTTGGTTACACGGTAAGTGGGAAAGCATCACCTAAATCCGAATCTGTTACGTTTTACGCAGAAGGTGGTCCACGAGCGACAGCTTCAGCTTTTGGTGGAGTAGAACTTGAATTTGAAGTAGATTCATTGCCATTAGAAGTGTATGCAGAGGTATTAGGTAAGAAGGTTGTTAAAGGACAAGTGGTCGATAACGTAAATGATATCGCTCCATATGTAGCAATTTTATATCGCTTGCCAAAGGACAACGGAAAAAACAAATTCTATTGCTACTATAAAACAAAATTTGAAATTCCAGAGGACGAGCATAAAACAGCAGAAGACAAACCGAACTTCCAATCATCCAAAGTGAAATGTAAAGCAATTCAACGTGAAGATGGGAATTGGAGACATATTTTGGATGAAGAATCAACAGGTGCGGACGCTTCTGTAGCTTCAAATTGGTTCAAAACAGTACCAAGTCCACCAGTAGTGGCAGGACCTTAAGTTTAAGAAATCTGACAATGAGAAGGCGCAGCGAAATGCTGTGCCTTTTATTTATGAGAGGAGATTCAATTATGCAAGAAACACAAAAAACAGAAACTTTTAAATTGGTTTTGAATTTATCTACTGGTAAAAAAACTTTCTTTCTACCTAATTTCATTTCTGCTACTGATGCGTTTGCAGCGGCAGAGTGGACAGAAAAGTTAAATGCTGAAACTGTTCAATTTGATTTATTAAAAGAAGCTGCTCAATTTGTTGTTCAATTGTTTGGTAATCGTTTCACAGTTGAAGATTTCCTTAATGGTATACATGCTTGGTTTTTAACTTCAACTATTTACTCTATTTGTTTAGCCATTATAGGGCGTATTGCTGAAGCAGTTGCTATTATCAATGCTATTGATTCGAAGACAAATTCATCAAAAAAAAAGAAAACGAGAAACAGAAGGAACCATTCAAACCGACAGAATTAATGCTTGGTATTTATAGCATGCTTCAAGATGCTGGTATATCTCAAGCAGATATAAATCAAATGGATCTAGTCCTCTTTTTTAAAACATTAGGCTACAAACAACAGCAAGAAGATAAAAAAGTTGTTCGAACAGCAGATCAAGCGCCAGCTTGGTTATAAAGGTAGGTGAGATAAATGGCTGGAGATATGGAGATTGGCGCCCGGGTCACGCTTGATACACAACGTTTTGAAAATGGTGTCGCTGGTGTTAATCGTGGTTTACGTTTATTAGATTCTGAATTTAATTTAACGAGCGAACGTGCGAGATTACTTGGAAATTCTGTAGAGCAGTTACAAAATAAATTAACTTATTTAAATGAAAAGTTCACTCTACAAGGACAAAAGGTAGAGCATTACCGTCAAAAAATTGAACAAGCAAGACAAAAGCAAGAACAATTACAAGCATCCCATTTAACATTGGCAGCATCAATGGAACGCCTTGAAACACAGTATAACCAAGCTGTACAAAATTTTGGACGTAATTCACAAGAAGCTAAACAATTGAAGCAAGAATTAAAGCAGCTTCAAGCTGAATATGCATCGAACGGTCAGGCACTACAGCGATTAAATACGCAAATCGATAACAATACAATTGCTATGAATCGTGCTGAAACAGCTCAAGAACGGATTCAAAATGAAATCAGAGAAACAAACCGTAAATTAGCCGAACAGCAGAATCGCCTACATCGAACTGGGGAACGAATGCGTGATACAGGAAATAAAATGCAGGACGTTGGCGGTCAAGTCGGAACAACCTTTGCAGCAATGACTGGTGTTATCGGAGCTGGACTTGCGGTGGCTGTGAAAGAATCGATGAACTTTGAGCAGAAGATGGCGGATATTCAAGCAGTTTCTGGTGCAACTGGCGATGAAATGAAAAAGATTAGTGAACTTGCTGTAGAAATGGGAGAAAAAACAAAATATTCTTCTGTACAAGCAGGACAAGGGATTGAAGAGTTAATTAAAGCAGGTGTATCTCTTACCGATATTATTAATGGTGGGTTAGAAGGCGCCCTTAACCTAGCAACAGCTGGGGAATTAGAATTGGGAGATGCAGCAGAAATTGCTTCGACAGCTCTAAATGCGTTCAAGGATGATAATTTATCAGTAGCACAAGCAGCTGATCTATTGGCTGGTGCAGCAAATGCTTCCGCAACGAATGTTAGTGAATTGAAATTTGGTTTATCGATGGTTTCAGCGGTGGCAGCGGGTGTAGGACTAAGTTTTAAAGATACTACAACAGCCTTAGCTTTATTTGCACAGAACGGTTTAAAAGGTTCTGATGCAGGTACTTCACTGAAAACAATGCTTGCAAACTTAATTCCTAAATCTAACGAAGCATACGAAATGTTTAGTGAGTTAGGATTAATAACAATTGATACTGGAAAGGCAATGCAGTTTCTTGGAGAAAAAGGTATTAAGCCAACTTCAACGTCATTTCAAGATGTAACTGGATTTTTATCTGAATACGCAGCTAAACAAGCTGGTGTAAAAGTTGGTTCTGAAAAAGCTGAGAAAGCATTTCAGAAGTTAACCTTTTCAACTGGTATCATGACAAACGCCTTTTTTGATTCAAATGGAAACTTAAAAAACATGTCCGATATTGCTGAAGTTCTCCAAATGGCAATGCAAGGGTTAACGGCTGAACAAAGACAATCTTACATGTATACGTTATTTGGATCTGATGCTATTCGTGCCGCTAACATCCTTTATAAAGAGGGCGCAAATGGTGTGAAAAATATGTATACGGAAATGTCAAAGGTAACAGCATTAGAAGTTGCTGAGACGAAGATGAACACGACTAAAGGTAAAATGGAGCAGCTAAGTGGTGCTGTAGATACACTGAAAAAATCATTCGGTGATGCTTTGTTACCAATATTAGTTGATGTGGTAGAAGGTGTGCAAGGTGTGGTAGATTGGTTTAATAATTTAGATGAATCCACACAAAGTACGATTGCTAAAAGTGCATTATTAGCTTTTGGGATAGCAGGTGTAACTACAGCGTTAGGCTTTCTTGCTATGGGTGTAGGTGCTTTATTGGCAAATCCAATTGCTTTAGCGATTACAGGAGCAGTCCTTGCTGTAGGAGCGCTTGGTATAGCAATAGTGGACCTAAATGAAAAATCAAATCAAGCTCAAACAAATATGTCTAAGTTTGGTCAGAATGTAAGTGAAGCAACAAGTAAAGCAGCTAGCGCTTATGTAGATTTAAAAGATAAAGCTATTAATAATATGATGGATTTGAAACTTAAAACAGGAGAAGAAGCAAATAAAGCAGCTGATGAAACAATTAAAGCTTTCCAACGTATGACGAATGAAGTCATTAAAGAATTAGAAGGAAAGAAAAGCGAGTTTAATAAGATGTTTAGTCAGTTGATGGGAACAGTTCCTGAAAGTGCAAAACAAACTTTGGAACAAGTTAAGAATAATGTGATTGAATCCATCAATAAAGAAATCGAAGTTGCTACACAGGCTGAAAAGATCTTGGAAGAAGGTATTAAAAGGTATCAAGGCGATACTATGAAAATGCCAAAAGATTTTGCTCAAAAATTTGAACAAGCATTACAGGTTGCAGACAAGAATGTTCAACAATTCTATACAAAAGCGAAAGAAATAACGTCAATTTCAAAAGAAATCGAATCTGGTGGGATGCTCTCTTTAGATGCTGGTAAAAAGCGTTTCGAAAGCATCATAAAAGTATATGAAGATGGCGTGAAATCTTTAGAAAAACAAACTAAAGGATGGCGTGAAAATGTAGAGAAGGCTTTTAAACTGGGTGAAATTAAACCCGAGGAAAGAAAAGCTACATTAGATGCTATTGCACTTTACGAATCAAAACATGTGAATGATCTACAAGGAATCAGGAACGATGGATTTAAAGTGTTACAGCAACATATGAAGGACGAAGATGCAGAAGTCTTAGCATCACAGGCTAAGCGAATTGAAGCGGAAGATAAAGGATGGGGCGAACGTATTAAAGCGGCCTGGGGTTATCGAGAGAAATCTACAGATTTAGAGAATCGATTCAGAGGTGATCAAGAAAAAGCGGAAAAAGATTATCAGGATAAATTACTTAAATATGAGTTGCAATATGGTAAGTCTAAGATTGAAAGTATTGGAATGTATCTTTCCGAACTTCAAAAAGGAACTGAGTCATCTAGGTTGTTAGCTGAATCAATGGCAAAAGAAATTGACGGTAAAATGAAAATTGATTTAGGACCAGCAGGACAATTCACGATAGATACATTCTTACAAAAACTTCAAAAAGGTGAATTAGATTCTTCAGCTGTAGCAACCGCAAATGCCAATAAATTAAAAGATGTATATAAAGTAGACCTTTCACAAAGTGGTATTGAGTCTATGCAAAAGTGGATTGAAGGCATCAAAACTAAGGATACAGGAGAAGTAAGAGAATTCCTAAGTAAAAATATGCAAGGTAATACCACGATTGATCTTGGCATCTACGGAAAAATGACAATGGATTCGTGGATAACAGGACTTCAGAATGGAACATTGTCATTTGATACAGTATTCCAATTCTTCCAACAAAACGTTAAAAATGGAATGAAAGTTGATGCCACTCAAGAAGGTCAAAACAACATACAAACTTTAATTAATGGAATGCAAATTGGAGCATTACCATTACAACAAGTCGCACAGACTATGGGATTAGATATTAAAAGTAATGTTCAAGTTGATCTTGGAGAAGCAGGGCAATTCAATGTGCAAACGCTGGTACAAGGTATGCAAAATGGTTCTATTAACGCTGAACAAGCCGCAAAGGCAATTGCTTTATTGGTTGAAAATGGGGCAAAGCGTGACTTAACGCAAGTGGGATTTGATACCAGTCAAACGCAGGCTAATGGTATTTCTGGTAATACAGCTCCCGAGAATGCGGCAGCAGGAAAAAAACAAGCTGTGGAAGGTATTATGGGAAGTACAACCGATGGCGGTGGAGGGAATAAGAGCGGAAGTGAATTAGGACAAGGGATAATAAATCAAGATGGCTATATTAGAGGAAGTGCTTTGCAAGTAGTTGCTAGTGCTCATGGTGCTTTTAACACGATTAATGGAAATCCGGCAGGTAGTCAAGGGGGCCAAGGTTTTGCAAGTGGTATCGTCAATCAAAATGGTTATATCCGAGGGAGTGCTCTTGGAGCTGTAGCTTCAGCTCATGCTGGCTTTAATAACGTTAATGGTACGCCACACGGTCAAAAAGGTGGAAATGAGTTCGCTCAAGGTATGGAGAATACCCAGGGACGAGCAAGATCAAGTGGTTCTAATGTAGCAGAGAGTGGAAATTCCGGATTAAAAAACGTTAGTTCTGTTAGTCCTGGTGAAGCATTTTCAAGTGGATTTGCTAGTGGTATTTCTAATGGGAAATGGAATGTGCAAAATGTAGCGTCTAGTTTAGCTAGAGGTGCATTTGAAGCGTTAAAAGCTACACTTAATGTGAACTCGCCCTCACGATTGACACGTGATCAAGGGGGGAAACCTTTTAGTGAAGGTTTTGCGCTGGGGATTCAAAAAACATCTTATATGGCAGAAAATGAAAGCCGCACTCTTGGTACAAATGCGTATAAGTCTCTTGTAAATACGCTAAAATCCAATAATTTAGCATTTGCAGGTGTTCAAATGGCGCAAGGACTTGCAACCGGGATTAAGAGTCAATATTCTGTAGTACGAGATGCCTTGCAGGGTTCTGTTACAGAGGCAATTGATAGTGTTCGTTCTATTAAACCAGAAGAAATATTTAGTTTTAAAGGTGACGATCCGTTAACCAAATATTTTAATGCAATTTTTGTGGATGGAGATTGGCAAAACGATTGGATTACTCATATTCCTGAGAGTATGCGCGATATGGTTAGAGAAATTGGACGACAAATGGAACGTTTTGAAGGACTTTCAATTTATGATGTTGGTAATCTTTCTAGATGGAGAGAAGTGTTATCTGATAATCCTAATGCTATACAGTATCGCCCAGACAATGATAATCCAGATAAGGGCCAATATATGCCATATAGTAACAAAGACCTTGCACAACAAAGACCATTACAAATTGTAATAGATAGAATGGTTCTTGCAGAATTATTAATATCTCCATTGGAGCTATTGCAAGGACAGAAATTCGAGACAGATTTATACAATGCAGGGGTGAGACGATGACAAATCAAACTCTTACAATTATTCAGGAAGATGGTTCTAAGTTTGTTATTTCATCTAATGACAAACTGACTGTTTTAAACTTTCTTCCTAATTCACCTTTCTATAACACTGGATATGAAAAATTAGATGGGAGACATGGAGAAATTGATTTAGGCGGAAGTTTTAATTCAAGGGATGATATAAAATCTTTATTTCTCGCAGAACCACATGGGATAGATGATTTTTATAAAGTCCGTAATTTTATGTTCCGTCTTTTCGCTTCGCAATCTCCGTTTTATATTGTTTCAAATAGAGAGCCTGAAAAGCGTTGGAAAGTACGAGTGTCAAGTAAGTATGAAGTAGAACCACAGGCGAACGGAAACTACAGCCTTATAGAAATCCAGTATAAATCAGCAAATGCTTTTGCTGAATCCTTACAATCGACGTTAGAAAAGATGCAAACAGAGTATACAAGAACAACAGCTACATTCTCTATTGATAATAAAGGTGATGTAGAAATTGATCCGAGACAGATGCCTTTACGAATTACCTTTAAAGGGGCTTCTGAGAATCTTAAGATTAAAAACAAAACAACGAAAGAAGAATGGATTTATACTGGCACAACAACTGATAAAGATACAATTGTGATAGATCAAGTAAGAAGCACGAAAAACAGTTTATCCGTTGTTCGAGATACAAATAAAAAGGCAATATCTTTGAGGGCCGGAATAAACGAATTCGAAGTTACAGGCGCTAAAGGCGCTTTTTCTATTTCGTTTGATTTTCGTTTCCAATACTTTTAGAAAGGAGGTGTGATGTTGGAATTAGTTACAGTAACTGATATAGCAGGAAATACAGAGATACTAACAGGCTTTCCAACTATAACTAGGGTTCGTAGGGTAAATGGGGAAAAAGGAATTAGTTTTTTACTATATCCTACAGAAGAAAATACACATTCTTTTCCATTGGTACAAGAAGAAAGCAAAATTGAATTTGATGGTGAAGTTTATATCGTAAAGCATTTAACGGAGAGAACGATAGAAAGTAAGTTTTACAAAAGAGTTGAATGCATTCATGAATTTTACGTGAATATGCTGAATAAGCAACAGTACAAAGTTCATAACGGTAGCATGACTTTTCGTGATGCAGTTGATTTTGTCTTTGAAGGGACAGGATATCAAACAGTAATTATTGATCAATTTTATGCACAAGATTTTCAAGAGTTTGGAAAAGAAAATCGATTGGCGTTACTAAAAAAGAAATTAGAGCGATATAAGGCAGAAATATCGATTCGTGGAAATCTCGCCAGCTTTAAAGAAAAAATAGGGGAAGATACTGATTTTCAGTTTAGGTACAATTTCAATATCAAAACATTTGAAAGAGAAATTGATACAAAGCCCCTTGCAACTTATATTCGTGGATATGGTAAAGACGGGTTAGAGAGAGAATACACCAGTCCGAATGTACATAAATTTGGGCTAATTGAAGCGGATTCCATAGATGACGAACGTTTTACAACCATAGATGGATTAGACAAGGGATTAAAAGAAAACCTACAGGACACGCCAGTTGTTAGTATGACAATTGACTTTATAGATTTGAGAAAAGCCGGATACCCTTACAATGTGCCGAATGAAGGGGATCGGGTTCTTTTAATTTATGAGCCAATGGATATTGATATTGAAACCAGAATTATGGAGATTGAGGAAGTGTTTAATGCGAAGTTAGAGCCGATTGCATGTAGGGTTACACTAGCTAACTATAAAAAATCTTTTGGTGGGACACTTTTTCAAACCGTACAGAAGGCAATGATTGGCGTTGTAAATGAAGATGGGAAAATTAAATACAATGCCTTAGATGAAGGCGTTAAACGTGCAAGTGAAGCAATTAAGAGTGCTCAAACAGAATTAACATTCGAGAATGGCATACTTGGCGTTGATCCTAAAAATCCCAATAACCTTATTGCATTAAATAGTACTGGAATAGGTATTAGTCGAGATGGTGGGAAAACATTTAAAGAAGCACTTACTTATGAAGGTCTTGTTACTTCGGCAGGTTTTGTTGGTCAACTTGATGCAAATAACATTAAAGTTGGACCGGGTACATTTTTTGAAGAAGGGTATGATCCTTTTAAAGTTTCTAATAGGCTAGATACTTTGATTGATAACTTATCAGAAGATAACGTAATTACAGTGATTGAAAAACAATTTCTAAGTGCAGAGTGGGTAAAAATTCAAAATGAGTTTAGTTCCACCATGCAGATTGCGGCAGGGTATTGGAAACCGGAAGAAAAGATTTTCGAAAGAGATATGTACACACAAAGATATGAAGAACTGAAGAACTTTTTAACCGTTGAACATGATGAAAATAATCAGGCAGCCATTTTATCACCGAGTAATATGATAAAAGATTCGGTTATCAATGGTGACAGATATAAAAGTTGTTTAACGAATTACTTTGAATCTAGGAATAAGATGAATGAGTTAATCTTGTTTCGTACAAAAGAGATTGCTGATACGGCTCAAAAAAATGTAGATGAAGTAACGAATCATATTGTATATAAAGTTGAGATTCGAAGTACAAACGGAACTACATTTAAGAACGGTCAAATTCGTACAGAACTTGAAGCGCGTGTGTATCATGGAGCAACAGACGTTACGAATACAACTGATTTTATGTATAAATGGACAAGAAAATCTGCTGATTCGCTTGGTGATAACACATGGAATAAGGCGCATGAAAATGCTGGTAAGAAGGTCACTATTACAAATTTAGATGTAAATATTCGAGCTACATTTGCATGTGAAATAAATAAATTATAGTTGGAAGGAAGATGAAGAATGGCAGTTGTAGCAAGTGGTCAAATTACTTTAATTGATTTGAACGATGCAAAAAGTGTAACGGGGTACATTGGATCAAATCAGGCGAAAGTACAAATTTTTAACCCAAATGGAAATACGTATACGCCTAACTGGACAACAAATAATATGATATTAACTCCATCTTTATTTGTATCCGGTACAGCAACCGATATTATTGGACAAGCAAAGAGCATTATATGGTATGAGCAAGGTAATAACACGCCAATTGCAAATGATACAAATTATTCAATCGGTACTGGAGTGGGAAAACCACTTACAATTAAGGCGAATATTTTAGCATCTAAAAATCAGCAAGTATATCTTTGTGAAGTGGTATGGACTGATCCATCAACAGGATTGGACATCACATCTAAACTGGATATCGAATTAGTCAAGGTGACAAACGGAACGAACGGAAGCAATGGAACGAACGGAAGCAATGGAACGAACGGAAGCAATGGAACAAATGGTAGCAATGGTGCGAACGGTCAAAATGCTATTGCTGCATATGTATGGGCGCCAAATGGGAACATTTTTAGAAATAGTGCAGGTAGTCTTATCGCTGAATGTGATGTCTTTAATGGTTCCACGCAGCAAACAACAGGTGTTACGTATCAATGGTATAAACAAGATGCTTCCGTTTCTACGGATCAAGGTGGAGGTGTTGGATGGTTAAAACTTACTTCCACAGCAACAGGTGGAGGAACAAGCGGACATACTACTGACAAACTAACAATTCCAGCCGGAGCTGTAGCCGGGATGGCATCTTTTAAATGTATTGCCACTTATAGTTCTAAAACATATGTAGATGTTGTTACGTTTGCAGACCAAACAGACCCATTGCAAGTTACACCAATAGCGCTAACAGGAAATGTCTTTAAAAACGGACAAGGTACGGTACAAGTTATTGCGAAAGTGTATCAAGCCGGAGCAGAAGTAGATGCAGCCGGAACAAAATATCAATACAAATGGTACTTATATAATGCAGGTGGAACGATGGTTCCAAATTGGGGCGGAACAACAAATTACAAAACAGGAAAAACACTTACGGTGCAAGCTTCAGAAATCACTGGTAAAGGCACTGTAATTTGTGAGATTGAGTAGGTGATGGTGTGCCAAAAGCAACAGGTTTTTTAACGTTAATTGATTTAAACGATGCATTAATTAGTGGTTCAGCTCCTAGTAATCCAACTACAGGAACACTATGGATAGATTCGTCTGTTAAACCCAACGTTATGAAAATGTGGGATGGGAAGAATTGGGTAGTTCAATCCCTTGACTTAGCATCATTGGATAAGGATGCAAATGACAAAATTGAAAATGCAACTACTACTCTTACAAATCTTGCTGACGATTCGAAAATTGATATTACAGAAAGAAGTTATGTGAAAGATAAACTAGCAAATATAATCGGATCTGTTTTGCCGGATACAGCAAACACCTTGCCGGTCGCTACGGCTTTAGATCGTGGAGGGAAAGGTGAGTTCTACTCTGTCCGCAAACAGGCAACCAATATTGGAATACCAACTTCAGATACAAACTATGTAACCGTAGCAACTAAATACACAAATTTAAAAACGTATCTAGAAGCTCTTACACCGATTGATGCATGGGATACATCCATTGGTAACAAAGACAAGGTTATCCTGATTAATCCCACCGAGTGGCGTGATACATGGCTCAAATACTATCAATCTGTGGACGCTTTAAGCGAATTGATTCAAGCAAAAGCAAAAGAAAATGTGGATAATCAAAAGCCCGGTGGAAGAAATATGCTTAAGAATACAGCCGATTTTATTACAAATAGAATGTGGGCTGA